GATACATAGGATCAGGAATCACAACTAAAAATGATTATGGAAGAACATCTCAGGAACTATTGGACAAATACCAAAGATCAGGCTATTGGCTTACCAGGGATCAGATCATAATGATAGCAGTCAAATGCGTTGATGAGTTCAACAATGCAATAGGGAAAGACGGTTTATCAAGAAATGATAGATATGATAAGAATATCAGTACAGAAACTGTCAAAGTAAATCTTATAGATCGTCTTAAATTGTTTGAACGTACGGCACAATATAAGGTTAGCCGTGGACAAATCAATATATTGAGATCCGGGGTTAAATATGAATTTCAATTAAGTGCGAAATATTTTAATCAGCTAAATGATAAGATAGTTAATGTCAGATATATAGATTATGATGAACTTTATCTTTTTGATGAAAAGGATCAGTTCATCACCACCGTACGCAAGAAGGAAATTATTCATTCGGCTATTGCAGATCAGACAGAAAGAGACAAAGAACTGCTATACCGTAACAAAGGGCGTTTGAACGGCATTAAAACAGCCAACAAAAAGGCTTTAAACAGTCTTGGAGACAACGCCTATGATATTGATAAAAATGCAGCCTATTCTATAAATCCTAAACTGAACGACAAAGATCTTATCAAAGATTTCAAACGAAGAGGAGATCTTATCAGGCAGTTAGAAAGATTTGATGTTAATCCTGAAACCGTATCCCAATTTCCAAAGGTCAAAGAAGTAAACTGCTATGATCCTGAAGAAGAATTGAGAAAGAAGAAACACATATCTCCATTTCTTGCAACGGAAAAGGAAAAGAGAGAATTTAATCTGAATGAAGAACTTAATAAAGAATGATATGAATCTGAAGTCAATAATTATAGAAATGATTGATGATATTAGAGTTGAATTAACAGAGGAATTTGTTAACAACTTCGATAGACACGCTTTTTTTGATAAACCTTGGAAACCCTGGAAAAATACGCCTAAAGGATCAAAGGGAGGAAAAAGGGAGATCCTTGTTAATACCGGAAATCTTAAAAACAGCATATCCTCAACTGCAACCGGAAACACTATAAAGTTTACAAGTTATGCCCCTTATGCATCATTACAAAATGACGGAGGAACGGTACATCAGACCTTTGTTCCTACAACTAAAACACGTAGATGGGCATGGGTGCAATACAGAGAGACAAAGAATGAAAAATTTAAAAGAATGGCTCTTTGTAAAAAAATAAACAGAACATTTTGTGTTCCGGCTCGCCCTTTTATCGGTGATCATCCACAAGTAAGAAAGTCAATAGATAACATAGTTTCTGATACAATAGCAAAATGTGTCGCTAAAGAGATTGGAAAAGATTTAAAAATCAATTAATTCAAATAAATATAAGTAAGTAGTATGAATTCAATTGCAAATTTGCCCGCAAGGGCTGAAATCAAATGTGCTGTTAATCAGTACTGTAAAGAAAAGGGTATAAGTAAAGCGGACTTTGGGATCAAATCCGGGGTCAGTGATGCTACATTATCCAATCTGGAAACGGAAAGATTTGAGAAACTTTCCGATGCTATGTTGTTGAAAATATGGAATTTCTGTAACCGTAACAAGGTGGAAAGTCTGTATTCTTCAACAGACTTTGTTTCAACTTACAAGCTTTGTGATACAGCTCGCCAATATCATTTCATGGTTGGTTTGATTGCTGATACCGGAATGGGTAAGACAACTGCGATAAGTGCTTATAGCAGACGAAAGAATGTCTTTTATGTAAGTTACGACAAAACGATGAATGCAAAGCAGTTCTTTTTTGCTTTGCTGAAAGAGCTGTCTTATCCATTTGAAAGCAATCTAAACGACATGATCAATGATGCTGCTGAAAAATTGAATGAGCTGGAAAGTCCATTGGTTATCATTGATGAAGCCGGGAAACTCAACCAAACATTGATAATGTATCTCCAGGTTCTAAGAGATAAAACATCAGGGAATTGTGGTATAGTTCTTTCAGGAATGCCATACTTTAAAGATAACCTTATCAGGATGGCAAACAAGGAAAAGGAAGGATACGCAGAATTTCTTCGCCGGATCAATATTTGGCATACTTATTTAGGATTGCAACCAAAAGAGATTGAGGAAGTCTGTAAAAACAACGGTATAACGGATTTGGAAACGATCCGGAGCTTTAGGAGGAAACGCCGTTTCGGTGATCTTATGAATGAAATTTATCTTGAAAAAATAATGAAAGAGGAAATGTGATGGACACAAAATACAATATGATATTAATAGAAGCATTCTTCAACAAAGAGATTAAGCCAAAAGACTTTTCGGATTTGTTGATGTCATTTTATTGTGAATATGCTGAAATGTGTCTTAAACACAAGGAAGACATGAATGTATTAAATAGTGAGACTCTTCCAATTATAAGAGTTTTTTCAAAGGTTTTATCTTCGGTTAAACCATTAAATGAACAAAAACATGATAAAGATTGATGGGAAACAAATAATCATAGATCCGGGTTGTGATACGCCTGCTCAGTATTTAGATGATCTAAGATCAGCAATTGTTGAAATGCTTGCATCACAAAATGAGGATTCTTATAAAGTGAATTTTTCTGCAAGTTCTACCTTTTTCTTTGTATTAGAAGACATTAATAACGCAATGAATCATGAAACCAATTAAAACTGATCAAATTAAAGACATTCAGATTCTCATAAAAAAATTGAAATGGGAAGATAAAGAACAAATTATTGTCTCCAGGTTCACAAATGAAAGAACTATTCATTTATATGAGATGGGGATCATGGAAGGTAATCGCTTATGGAATTTTCTGTTAGAACGATGGTTGCGAGTTGTGGTAATCAATAAGATTTGGCAAAATGCCTTTTATGCTGGAATAATAAAGGACTTCCATCAAATGGATAGAAACGAGCTTAAACCAAGTCTCAGGATCATAGACAGATGGTGTATGAAATGTGCTACTTCCCATAAACCTTTATCTGATCAGACACAAGGCGAACTTGAATATACCAATTGGGAATTGGAAGAGGCTGCATTAAGATACCGTTTTTTTCTCAAAGATATTGTAAACTATGAGAGGGGATTAAAGACATTGGAGGATCTGATCAGTGAAGAGGATTATGAAACGGCTTCAGAGGTTAGCAAATCAAATGATGAATTGAAAAGAAGGATTGATAAAGTAAAGGCAAATGAGGCGTTTTAAGGTATTCAATGGATATATTTATCCACCGTGGGGAGAAATTCCCTTACAGAGAAGTTCAAACAGCGTTTTAACGGTTTAATAGATATTTTATGAGTAATACATTTGTAATTAGTGACGAATCAGTAAATAGTTACGGATTTAAGGTTATAACATCAGGAATCAGTTTGGAAAGATTCAAAAAGAATCCGGTTATGTTATACATGCACGAAAGAGGAACAGGAGTTATTGGAAGATGGGAAAATGTTAGGATCAAAAACAAGCAATTGTTGGCTGACGCAGTTATCGATGAAACAGATGAGTTAGGTAGCAAGATACGTAAAAAAGTAGAAAACGGCTTTCTAAAAAGTGCAAGTATCGGAATCAGGATCAATGTACTTAAATCAATCAACAATCAGGATACAGTAACCGATTGTGATTTGTTAGAGTGTTCAATTGTTGACATACCATCAAATGAAAATGCATTGGCTTTATATGATCAGGAGGAAAAGCTGATTTCTGATCCAAAAAAGTTTGTTCTATCATTAGGAACAGACAAAGAAATGCTACAGAAGCAACTCTCCAAAATCCTTTGTCTGAATAATGCAACAGTTGAGACAATCATCAAAGAGGTTACAAGATTGGTCAATGATGCAGATCCGGATGGGATTAGATCACGCCTAACAAGAGCGTTAGGCAGTGGGTTGATCTCTCAAGCTCAATTTTGTAGCTTAATGGACATTGGTTATAAAAATCCGGAAGAGTTCAACACCTATTTTTGCGAAGTTGAGAACAGATATAAAGAGGCATTGAAACTAAAGATTGATCAATGTTTCATGGAAAACAGCAAGAAAGCGATTTTTGCAGATCAGAAAGAGAATCTAAGAAAATTTGCTGAAAAAGATTTTGATTTGTTCAATGTGATTATGAGTTACATTCCCGATGTACAGAAACTGTCAGATAAGATAGTTAAACCGGGATCTTCTAAAGATTGGGGGTTGACTGAATATAGAAAATTTGCTCCTAAAGAGCTTCAGCGAAACCCGGATTTATTCAAAAGGCTTTTGGAACAAGAAAACGATAAAAACAACATTTAAAATTTTTGATTATGGCAACATTAAACAAACAAGTTTGGGTTGATCAGATCCTCAATGGATTTTACCCAGACGCTTCATTTCTCAAATATGCCAAAGATTTTTCGGCATTAGTGGATAACGATAAAATCAACATGGGGGCTGCTGGAGTTGATCCTAACGTACTTATTAACAATACAACATATCCGATCAATTCTTCCCAAAGAGTTGACACAGCAATCTCGATAGAGCTGGATAAGTTTGAGACGGAAAACACAATCATACGCCGTCCGGAAGTGTTGGAATATTCTTATGATCAAATGGAAAGCGTTATTTATGCTCATCGATTGTCGTTGAGAACTAAAACGGCTGAAAAGGCAGCTCACGCTTACGCACCTATAACTGATGGAGAATATCATCCGGTTATAACTACTACCGGAGCGGTTGTAAACGGTCGTAAACGCTTATTGTTTGAGGATATTATAACTCTTAAAAGTCGTTTTGATCAGGTTGAAATTCCCCAAGAAAACCGTTATTTGGTATTAGCACCTGAACACGTAACTGATCTTTTGCTGGAGGATATAAAGTTATTCAAGGATCTAACTAATATTAAAGGTGGCGTTCCTTATAACTTTGCTGGTTTTTATATGCTACAATTTTCAAGAATGCCTAAGTATGCTTTAGCTGATTCGGTATGGACAAAAGTTGCATTTGGAGAGACAACAGATTCAAAGAACTTTGCTTCATTTGCCTTTCAATCTGAAGAAGTAATGAAGGCAGACGGTGATTTATTTATGTATGCAACTGAAAATGATGCAAAAGAGAGAGGCACTATCATAGGATTCGACAAACGTTTCATTGCTCTTCCAATGAGAGATAAGGGAATCGGTGCAATTATATCCGATAACGGTTAAATATTCGTTTTTGTCCGCTTTAAATTCAAATGGGTGTTGGCTTCACAGCTAACACCCATTTTTTAGCATATAAAATACGCTCGAATCAACAAACTGTATCAATCTTATCAATCTCTTTGCCTACATTGATACCCATATAATTAAGGTATGTACGATAACAGCAAGGGCATTTTGGATACACATAACGTCTCCAAACTTCCTTATAGCAAAGATCACGTCGTCCGGGTTCGTAATGTTCCTTTGTGATTTCTACTGCTATTTGTATTCGTTTCAATGTATTGATGTGCATATGTCAATCTTTAACACAAATCTACTTCACCTTTGAATCAAATGAATACAATGATGCAAAATCTTACACTCTTAACAATTCAATCAAATGTTAATTTATTGTTAACATATACACAAATCAAATTGTCCAATTGTGTTAACAGATACACAAATCAAATTGTCCGATTACAGATGATTCGCTGATTAAATTGCCTGCAAAAATACCGTTTTTCTCGCTTTATACAAAATGCGCAACCAAATAAAGCGCAATTGCCTCCTCA